AATTAAATAATGATCATTGGAAAGTAATAAAACCATTTTTGATATTTTTAAATCATATTAAGCCAACTGATTTTGTGGATATTGAAATGGATGATAAGATTGTACAAATATTAAGAAAGATATAAAGAATGGGATTTATTAAGAAGGCCGGTGATTTAGTATATACTTTTAGATTCTTAGCTCTATTAGTAACACCATTTGAAAAAACAAAGGCCTTTGAATTAGGTCTTATTGATAAAGATGGTAAACGTACTAAAACACCTGGCGATCTGGATTATCCAGAGCAAAGAGATGCATATACACCATTTATTCGTTTAGTATTTAATATTAAGCGTTTAATGGCCAAAGCTCCAGGCGGACAATCAGTTATTGCTCGTTATGGCGCAGCTTTATATCTTATTAAAGAAAATTTAGAACTATCTGATAAGTCAATAAAACAAATCACAGAAAAATGTGGACTTGATCCACTTGATTTTTTATCTGAACAAAGTGGTTGGTTTTTATTAGAAAGTGGGGCATTAGCTCCAGGATCTTACAGAATTAAAAATAATAAAATAGTAAATAGCACATTTGAAGAGGTCGTACGACCAAAAGATTGGATTCGAGTTGGAAATGACTGTTATCCTGTAGGTGAAATGTTTGGATTAAATGTGTATGAAGCTACGCATGTAAATACCAGACAAAAAGTATATATCACTATAGGGGAAATAATGTCATGATGACGCTAAAAAAATATATCAAAGAAATGGCGGCAGTGGCAGTTTCAGATTTAGATACAGAATTTTTAGCAAAGGCTCAAACATTAACATCATTTAATTTAAAAGGATCTGATTTTACTTCTTTAAAATATAAAAAAGAAATTCAACATTTATTTCATATGAAATATTTTCCGAAGTTTGATATGGATGGCACTATAAAAGGTCAACCAACTGTAGGTAAAGTTAATTCAGTTTTAAAGGAACTGAAAAGGATTGACTCAACCGCATTTGGAAAATTACATAAGTATGATATTAAAGGTGTTGGTCCTGGTGAAGCCATGTTATTCTTTATTTTAGATGATGCTCACTTAGGTGGTGGCTCTTCTGCAGGAGTTGATTTAGTAGTTGACGGTAAAAATTATGAAATTAAAGCTGGCAATTTTACTAGAGACGGATATATGGTTAACTATAAATTAGGTGCCACTATGGATATGACAAAAATAGTCGGTCCAGCCCTCGAACTTAAAAATATGGCAGACCCCAAAGGAGCTTTAGGCAAAGAAAAATCTGGTGTGAATGGAAAACAAATGGCAGCTATTAAAAGAATACCAAAGCTTGCAGCCAGATGGAAAAAAGAAGTTGAAACTCCTTATATCGATGCCGCTCATAAATATCTTTCTGCAAATCCAATTATCTTTATGGTTAATACGTCGCCCAAGAATTTGGCCGGAATGTGTCAAGCTATCAAAGTACCTAAAAAGTCTGATATTGGATTAGATATGGTAACTCAAGGAATAATCAAACCAAAGGTGAAGGTATGAAAAACAAACTAGCACAGATAAGATCTTTGAAGAAGGCATTAAAAAATTATAAGCCTCTTGAAAAAGATGATAAAAAAGACGAAGTTCAAGAAGATGCCCCAGCTAATTCAATCAGTGTCGGTGGACCAGTTGCTGGCCACGATAATATTCCGCTTGGTCATGAAATGATGCGTAGAATCAAAGAAGTTCCAGTAACTGATCGTAGATATAAACTCAATAGTTCAAAAGCTAATACTTTAAAGAAAAAATATAGAGGTAAAGAACTATTGTTAACTACATTTAAGAAACACGCATACGGCAAGTAAATGCTTAAAATTTATATGATGATATTTGTAATCGGTTTAATAGGCTCTATAGGTTATGGAGCTTATGCTACATGGAATCATATGCAAGCAAAAATAGAAATATTAACAGCAAACAATGCTAAGCTTGAAGGTGCTGTACAGACTCAAAAAGATACTATTGGCGCACTTGAATCTGATATTCAAGCAGTTAACAATGAATTAAAAAGCGTTAATAAACAAATGACCCGTACACGCACGCGGAATAAAATACTTGCAAAGAAATTAGAAAGTTTAGATCTTGGTTTGCTTGGTGCTGAAAAGCCAGATGTAGTTGAAAAATTAATTAATAGGGGAACTGCCAATGCATTAAGATGTTTTGAATTAATGTCTGGCGCTCCATTAAGTGAAAAAGAAAGAGAAGCAGAAAATGGAAAAGCGTTTAATCGTGAATGCCCTTGGTTGTTTGATACTCTTGTTGACCCTGAACGGTTGCAGCAGCTTGAAGAGACTTCCCGAAACAGTAGAGATTAAAACTAAACCAGTCGAAAGACCTGAACTTGTTTTACCAGAAGCAGATCAAATTGATCAACGTGATATAACATGGGTTGCAATAACACCAAATAATCATGAAGAAGTTTTTGATGATCTAAAAAAGACAGGTGACGATCTAGTTTTATTTGGATTAACTGGAGATGATTATGGAAAATTGGGTTTGAATATATCTGATATTAGAATGTATATAGGTCAACAACAAGCAATCATACAAGCATATAAAAATTATTATATTGAAAGCGAAAAAACCATGGATAAAGCAGTTACTATAGAGGAATAACAATGGAATACTTATGGATTTATACCAGCATAGCTGGAGCACTTTTAGGCGCTGCTTGTTTAGCATATATACGAGACACGCGAATAGGTTTATGGGGATATTCAAAGTTTGATCAAATTCTTGACTGGTTGCGTGATAGATATGGATGGACATGGTTTGATCAAGATCCAGAAGCATGGAAAAAAGTAAATCCAAAAATTGCTGCTAAGATTCAAGAACTTGAAAATAGAATAAATGAGATGTCAAGAATTTCAGGTGATAATAGAAATATTAGTAGTAGAAAGAATTCTGCAGGATCAATACAGCGTAAAGACTAGTCTGATGCATAGTATACTATCCTCCCTTTTAAGAGATTACTCTCTTATTATACCATAGATATATACCTTTGTACATATAAAAATACAATATATATTACTTTTTTTTACAAAAAGGGGCATATATTGTATTTACAAAAACCTAACATTGATATATAATAGTACTAATCATAAAACAAACTTCAACTAATACTTAGTAAATATACGATTTACTGAGTATATATTTTACGCTTAAGGGAAAATCATATGCTATTTCAAGAACAAATCTCCAGAAAACCAGATTTATATCCATGGACAAAAGACTTTATTGAAGCTATTTGGAAAGGCTTTTGGACACCTGAAGAATTTAACTTTCGTTCAGATTATTCACAATTTAAATCAGATCTAAGTCCAGAAGAACGGGAGATTGTTGTTAAGACTATGTCAGCAATTGGTCAAATTGAAATTGCAGTTAAATCTTTTTGGGCTGATGTAGGTAATCACTTACCTCATCCATCAATTAAGGATTTAGGTTATGCAATGGCCAATTCAGAAGTCATTCATAATATGGCATATGAGAAAATTCTTGATGTCTTACATTTGACCCATGTGTTTGAAGAAAATTTAAATGAAAAAGTAATTAAAGGTCGTGTAGACTATTTACGTAAATATAATAATAAAGTATATGCTGATGATAAAAAGCAATATATTTATTCCATTATGTTATTTACATTGTTTGTTGAAAATGTAAGTTTATTTAGTCAATTCTATATTATCATGCATATGAATCGTAATAAAGCAGTAATGAAAGATTGTGCACAACAAGTACAATATACTCGTAATGAAGAGATGTTACATGCTCAAGTAGGCATTAAATTAATCAATACCCTGCGTGAAGAATATCCAGAATTATTTGATGCAGAACTCGAATCAAGAGTAAAAGAAGAATGCATTGATGCTCTTAAAGCTGAAAGCAAAGTGATTGATTGGATTATGGGTGATTATGAAACAAAAGGTCTATCTGCTGGTATTCTTAAATCATTTATTGCTAAAAGAATGGCAGATTCTTTAGATCAAATCGGGTTTGATAATTCAGAGATTATATATAATCAAGATGATGTTGATCAAACTTTTTGGTTTGATGAAGAATTATTGGGTGCTAACATGACAGATTTCTTTCAAAAGCGTCCAGTTGAATATGCAAAGGGTCAAGGTATTACTGCTGATGATTTATTTTAAAGGATTATATAATGGGATTTGAATGGGCAAACGATGATTCACGGCTTTTTTTAAGTCGTGGATACATCGATGGAAATATGACAGCTGAAGAGCGAGTGCGAATGATCGCTCAAGCTGCGGAAGAAATTCTTGACAAAGAAGGATTCGCTGATAAGTTTTATGATTATATGAGCAGAGGATTCTATTCTCTATCATCTCCAGTATGGTCTAACTTTGGAACTAAAAAAGGATTGCCTATTTCATGTAATGGCGTTTTTGTTGAAGACGATATGGCATCAATTTTAATGAAAAATGCTGAAGTTGGAATGCAAACAAAAATGGGTGCAGGCACATCAGGTTACTTTGGAGCTATTCGATCAAGAGGAGAACCTATTAAATCTGGTGGTGTAGCTGATGGACCTGTGCATTTTATGAATCTCACTGAGACGCAAGTAGACGTAGTTGCTCAGGGATCAGTACGCAGAGGATCTTTTGCAGCTTATTTGCCTATTGATTCTCCAGATATTATGGAGTTTCTTGAGTGTCGTGAAGAAGGCTCTTCTATTATGCATCTATCACTTGGTATTTGTATCTCTGATGAATGGATGCAATCTATGATAGATGGTGATTCAGAGAAAAGAACTGTATGGGCTCGTGTACTTCGTAAGCGTAGAGAAAGTGGTTATCCATATTTGTTCTTTAGTGATACTGTTAATAACAATAAGCCTCAAGTGTTGAAAGATCAAGATATTCCTATTTGGGCGTCTAATCTTTGTTCTGAGATTTGTTTGCCTTCAAGCGATGAATGGTCATTTGTATGCAATCTAGCTTCGATGAATTGTGCTACATTTGATGAATGGTCTGAAACTGATGCAGTAGAAACGATGATTTGGTTTCTTGATGCTGTAATGGAAGAATATATTGAAAAAACTAAAGATATTCAGTTTATGCATTCTGCTTATGATTTTGCATTACATTGGAGAGCTTTAGGACTTGGACAGTTAGGTTGGCATACATATCTTCAATCTAAGAGCGTGGCATTTGAATCATTTGAAGCTCATATGCTTACTATGAAAATTAGTAAATTTATTGACGATAAATCACTTGAAGCATCAAAAGAATTAGCTATTGAATACGGTGAGCCAAAGGGCATGTTAGGTACTGGAGAGCGTAATCTTACAAGAACTGCAGTAGCTCCTACTACATCTTCTTCGTTTATTCTTGGTCAGGTATCTCCGTCTATTGAGCCACTCGCTTCAAATTACTTTACAAAAGATTTAGCAAAGGGTAAATTTACATATCGTAATCCTCATCTTAAAGCTGTACTGCATGATCATGGCAAAAATAATGAAGAGGTATGGGTAGATATTCTTAAACACGGCGGATCTGTTCAACATCTTGATTTTTTAACTGAACACGAAAAAGATGTGTATAAGACTTTTAGTGAAATTACACCGCTTTCAATTGTTCAGCAAGCTGGCGGAAGACAAAAGTATATTGATCAATCTCAGTCGTTAAACATTCTTATTCATCCAGATATTCCAGCTAAAGACGTCAATTCATTAATTATTGAAGGCTGGAAATTAGGAGTTAAGACATTTTATTATCAAAGATCAGCAAATCCTGCACAAGAATTAGTTCGTGATATTATGAACTGTGCAAGTTGCGAAGCGTAAGGAATACTACATGGTACACTATTATATTGAATGCGATTATTGTGATGCAGAATCACAGGTATCAACAGAAGAAGATAAAGAGCCAGAATATTGTCCGTGCTGTGGACACGAAGTAAATGCCCAATTACTAGATGCAGAGGATGACGATTAATTTATATAAATAGTATTTTGTAATTAAGGAATACTATATTGTGGTTATTTGAAAATAAAGAGTTTGATCCAGCTGATTCTCGTATTGATGAATTAGCTGGATTTGTTTACTGTATAACTGACTTAACAAATAATAAAAAATATATTGGTAAAAAAACTTTATGGTCTACAAGAAGACTTAAACCTTTAAAAGGTAAAACCCGTCGAAGAATAAAAAAAGCACAATCTGATTGGATAAGTTATTATGGCTCAAATGAAGAAGTTAAGTTGCTTGTAGAAAATGATGGAGAAAATAGATTTAAAAGAGAAATACTAAAGTTATGTAAGACAAAAGGTCTTATGAGCTATTATGAGGCAAAAGAACAATTTGATCGTGAAGTCCTTTTTAATGATGAATATTACAATGAATTTATTGGATGTAAAATTCATTCAAAGCATGTGAAAGGGAAAGAATAATGTACGAATATAAATGTACTATTAATAGAGTAGTTGACGGTGATACTGTTGATGTAGACATCGATCTTGGATTTGGTATTGTATTAACAGATGAAAGAGTTCGTGTAATGGGTATTGATACGCCTGAATCTCGTACCAGCGATAAGGTTGAAAAGGTTTTTGGTAAAGCAGCTAAAGCAAGACTTCAAGAACTTCTTGGAGCTAAAGGCGTATTAAAGACTGAAATTAATAAAGATGGTGAAGATATGAAAGGTAAGTTTGGTAGAGTCCTTGGCGACTTTGTTGCGCCAGACGGACGTATGTGCACAGAGATTCTTATTGATGAAGGTCATGCTGTCCCATATCATGGTCAATCAAAAGCTGATGTCGAAGTTGGACATCTTGCTAATCGTCAAAGATTAATGCAAGAGGGCAAAGTTGACGTAAAATTAATTCAAAAATTATCTGAATAAAGGGTTTACAATTGAGTAATACTATGGTATAAT